TTATAAAATTCTTGGTACTAACAGTATACAAAAAAAAAGAGGACTATGTAAGTCCTCTTTCGTTTATTATAATTTAGTTAATTAATCGTATGTGATTTGTGTGTGATAATCAATTTCGTTAAAAAAAGCTTCTATGTTAGCAATCATCTCACGACATTTTTTTTCTGCAAATTTGTTACCTTCAGTTTTATTTTCAATAGCTTCAATGTCTTTTAATAAACCAGTAAAAAATTCATAATCTTGTTGTGCTTCATTTATTTGTTCGTTTAGTGTCATTATCTTATCTCCTTATATTCTATATAAATTTATAGTATTAGTGTCTACCCACTCCCAAGAATATACTGAACTATCGCCAAATCCAAAAATATCTATAATTCTTTGTGTGTCGTATTCTTCTCTACTTCTAATCCATTCGTGCAATGAACTACCATAAGCAAATACCATTTCTAATACTTCGCTGTTGTCCCAAGTTATAAAAGCGTAATCACTAGACCAACTAGGTACACCTAATTTAGAAAAATATTTTTTTGCTCTTCTTTGTAATGTTTTTGATTCTGTTTTCATTTTTTTTTCCTTTGTTTATAAAATAATAATATCAGATTAGAAGTGATTTGCAAATATATTTATGTAACACGCAGAAAAGCTGTATTTTAAAATTTTTATTATTTCTAAAAACAACGAATCGATTCGTTTTAGCATCAATTATCACTTCTTTTTTATACTTTGTGCTTTTGTAAATACCAGAAAACTAGGCACTTTGACTTTTATGGTCAGTATGATATAATGGTATGTAACAACAAAGGAGTTAAATATGTTAAAAGAAGTATTAAAAGACGCAATGAAAGTAGATGAATTAGTAAATCAATTACAAGAAGTTGACCATGAGTGTGGATTTCATGATGCATCATTTAAAGGTATGTTAAGTTATTACACTAAAGATATTATTTTAGCTGAAGCCAAGAATAGATTGAATATGGCTAATGAAAATTTAGAAGATACCTTTGGTTATGAAGAAGGGGATGTAGAATACAAAACCATCAAGAGAGAAAAAAGACAGTTAGAAAAATTTATAAAAAAGTGGAGGTAGATATGTATATAAATGGAGAACAAAGAATAATGAAATTGACTAAAGCATTTAAGGAGAGGGTTGCATTAGATATTAAACCTTTTATTGAAGAAGGTCATAATACTTTTTACAAACTAAAAAAGGTTTTGCCTCAATACGAAGATAGAGAATTAAAAGCTGGTTTAAAATATGCATCTAAAAATTATCTACCACGAGCAATCTTTTCAGGGAAAGGTGTAAGAGCAAGGATGGCTATTGAAAACTATTTAATAGTTAAACCTAAAACTAAGAAAATTTATCAAGTCGTAAAGCTATAAAAAAAGGGGACATAAAGTCCCCTTCTTCATACACATATATTTAAGAGAATATTAAGCTGCACCAGGTGAGCCAAAAATTCCTCTTGGGTCAGAGAAACCAAAAGAGTATCTCTCTCTTGCTTTAAATCTTACATTACCAGTATCAAAGTCTCCTTCAATAGCTGTCTTGATTGGTGCTCTAACAAATTGTTTTAATCCGTTAGGTGCATCAGTCATAATGAAGAAAGCATCAGTGTCAGTTAAATAATGATTAACTCTATAGCCTTCAGGAATCATTCCCATAGATGCCATAGCATTAATATCATTATCTGCTGTACCGACTCTTTGTGGTGACTTTAAAATTCTTTCAGCAGTAAATTGTAATTCTTTTGGAATTATTAATTTTCTACCTTGCATAGCAATTTTAAGTCCTCTCTCATCCACGAAAGCAGCAATATCAATAAGAGATTGCTCTAATGATGTTTCACTTAAATCAGCAGCTGTGGCAAGTTCGTTTGCTAAAGTGCCACCGTTTGCTAGAGGATGAAGTCTTGAACATAATTCAACACCATCTCCACCAGTAAAACTACTGTTAAAAGCATTGTTAAGAACATTTGCAGCTTTTACTTGCTTAGTATTTGCCATTGACCTTGCTAGAGCTCTTGTGTATCTACCTGCTAGTCTATCATAAAGATTATCTTCGATAGCCTCTTCAGTAATTGCAAAAGCCATTGCAATAGTTTCGTGAGTATACCTTGCAGTAAAACTTTCTGTTGCTTGGTCAAAAGTAACCCCTGCACCCTCTGACTTAACTGGTGCAGAACCAAAACCTGATAACATTACTTCTTCTTCAAAAGCTCTGTCAGAAGTTTCAGTTGCAAAAATTTCTGCGTGTTCATTTTCATACCTGTTATATTCCAAACCGAATAATGCGTTCAAGCCTGGTTCTAACTCTTTGACTAATTGACTTCTAGATATTGCCATGATTATACTCCAGTATCAGCATTTTTAACTTGCTGATAAAAATGGTTATTAATACGAACCACAATGTTTGCATTGGCATTACCAGTATCTTCATTGTTCACATCTTGACAAATATCAACAGCCATTAATGCAAAAGAGAAAGATGTACTAACCTCTGATACATCAAGTTGTACTTTTGATATACCAGTGTCTGTATTACCAGTTACATTAGTAACAGAATAATTAGTAAATAGTCCTGCTCTTGTTAAAGCTGTGTCTGCATCAATCAAAAACAAAGTTTGTGGGTCATCTATAACTTGAGCAACTATATCATCAGCAGCAATACTGCCAGGATAATAGTTACTAAAAGTTGGTTTCTTGGTTGTAGGGTCAGTGTAAAAACAACCGTTAAATACACCTAAGACAGCCTGACCGTTTCCAGCAGTATGTCTTTCTATATCGCCATCAGTTGCAGGTATAACTAAATCGCCTTGGAAAATAGCTGTACCGTAATTGTTTGATATAGTGTATCTATTTTGTTGGTTGTTCCACGAATGACCACCAAGTGTCTTATATGGTCTAAGACCAAATTTTTCACTTACATTCGCCATAATTACCTCCTAGTAAGATAGGCTAAGTTAAACAAATACGGTGATTGTAAATTTTATTAGGATTTACGACCACCACCAAAAGTAACACGAGATTGTCTGTCAATATTGACTGGCATCTCAGGTCGTTGTTCCCTTAGAATGTCTTGGTCAACTGCTTTTACTTGGTCAGTAGTCTTGTTTTTAAAATACTCACTGCGTTGCTCAACCATTTCTTCAGGAATCCTCGCTAACACGAGACCTCCAACTCCAATTAAACCACTATACTGTCCGTTAGCTATTACTGGGTAATCGTGTTTGCCAATTCGTTTTGTTATCTCCTCGGCTCTTACAAATTCCCAACCTTCACGAAGTTTTTTTGATACATTAGCTGTATCATCTTGTCCCATCGTTTCGGTTCTAATCCAACGGTGTTTATAACCTTTTGGAGCAGGTGGTGCATCTAAACTAGATGGTGGCATCCACTGTTTTTTTCTGGTCTCTCTCACTGTGGAAGTTCGTGAGCTTCTATTTACATTGTCCATAAGGACCTCCTATTTTACAAATTTGGCATATTCTTCCAAAGGCACTCCTAGTTTTTTAGCTATCGCTACTTGTGAACGAGTGAGTTTCACAACTCTGCGACCCTCTTGTTTTCTTCCAGCAGAAGCAACAGTTTGGGTAGGTCGTTTTTCTTGCTCAAACTTATTAGGAAAATATTCCCTCATTTTGAAGTTTATCTCATTATAGTAATCTTCACTCTCTGGGTCAAACCCCTGAGTGACTAAATCCTCGTGTATTCCATAAGCTGCATTTGTCATAACCTTGTCTTTACCAAACCAATCGTTTTTTTGTGCCCAATCTTTTGCTCTAGGAGACGGTTCTTTTACCTCTTGCTTAGGTTGAGGTGTTGGCTCTGGAGTTATATTTTCTGGTTCTTTAGTAACAGCTTCTTTTTTTTGCTCTGTTAATATTCTAGCTTTTTCTTTTTCCACAGATAATTTAGCTAATAAATCATTAGCCTCCATAATTTTATCTGCATCATTATTTTCAATAGCATTTTTTAAATTACTTTTAACTTGTTCTCTTTGTGCATCTATTCGAGCATCAAATTCTTTTATGTAATTATCATCTACTGTGTTAAGTGTAGTCTCAGCTTTTTTGTATTTGTCTTGTAANCCTTTTGCATAATCTAAAGCAGCTTTCTCTCTTCTTTCTGCCTCTCTATATTTTCTTGTCAATTGGTCAATTCTTCTTTGTACACTTCCAGATATTTCATTAAGATTACTTTCTTTTTTTGGTTCTTCTTTTGGTAAAACTTTTGTTTCAGTATCTTTTTTGTTAGGGTCAGTGTACCCCAAATCAACTTCTTCTAATTTGACTTCTTCTTTTTCTTTTTCTTGCTCTACACTTAATTCTTTTTCTTCGTGAGCATCTTCTCCTACTGATATTTTATCAGGTTCTGCGTTTAATTGTAATTGCTCTTGTGCCATACTATCTCCTTAAAATAGTGCGAGGATGTCCTCTGGTTTCTCAATTGTACCAATGATTTCATCATCGTTTAATATTCTATGCTCACCGTACTTAGTCTTAAACCTTGCACCAGCATATCTTCCGTAAATAACAAACTGTCCCTCTTTACACCAAGCACCGTTTGGAAATCTATCTTTATCTTTGTAACATAGCTCTCCCATCTTAATAACTAATCCTACTACGGTAGTCATTTCAATAGTTTCTTGTGTTTTATCAGATAAATATACACCACCATCAGTTTTTGCTTTTCCAGACCAAGGTCTCACTAAAAGTCTATATCCAACTGGGTTAGGTATAAGTTTTAAATATTCTTCGGTTTGTTTTGCTCCCTTTGGGACTAATGCATCTGTTTCAGATGTTTCGTATCTTTTAGGTTTTATAAGTTTCATTCTTCCTCTTTTTGCAGGTTATTAATATCCTGAAGCAACGACTCGTATGCGTTGAGCTTTCCTTTAGCATACTGCAATCTTTCAGGTGTGTCTATATTGTAGACGATATTTTCTTTAATAGCATCGATTTCTTTTTTAATCAAATTTTTTATTCCAAATAAAGTGTCTATGTCATACATACTTCATTCCCCCATACATCCCAACCTTGTGTTTTTTTTCTAGCAAATAATTCTATTCTAGGGACATCTCCACAAAGTTTTACTATTTTATCCCTTACGCAATCTGGTTTTTTTGAGTGTTGTTCTATCGGTTCATATATTATTTGATGCACACTACTAGAAACTCTTTTAGGTTTTCCTTTAGTTGCAAGTAAACATATTTCATTATTTGCTCTAGTCCAATACCCTAATCCCCAAAATAAACTGTCACTTTTTTTATT